TCAGGAGTTCAATACTTTCAAAATTTGTGGGCGGATTTATACATGATTCATATGACCTAGAACAACTTGCTCTGCGGCCAATCTCTTTTGCTGATGCACAGGCATCAGCTAAATGGCGATGTAGTACATTACCAATTGTTGAACTATATTGGCAATATGCAAATACAAGTTTAATGCCAAATTTGGAACATAACTTTGAAATAGTCCATTGAATTAATTCCCTATTCCACTCATTGTTAACTAATCTATTGAATCTCCTACCTTTATTTGCATTTGCCGCACCCATGGTAAGATTTTCCATTGAAATTTTTTGAACATGAAAATGTCTGGCAATGGCGACAATTCGGTGAGCAATTTGAATAGTTTCATGCTTTCGTTTGTTGGCATTTTGTCTTGTTTTATTTGTCATTTGAAACAACTGACTAAAAATTTCAGTATCAAAATTATCCAAATCAGAAATTGTACATCCAACAGAAGATGGGTTCAAATCAATGCCCATTGTTCTGCCGATCACTGGAACAACTGGCTCCACTTTTTCTTGTTCAAAAGAAAAACAAATCTGTCCTTGCTTGAGTGTTACCGTAATTGGAATAACACCAATATTATCAACCAGATACTCAATATCTCTTTTTTGGTTGAAACCAATCTTAAATGAAATCGGAATTCTGGTATTTATATATCAATATTTGTTTATGTAATTGTAAAAAATCGAATAATCTATTTGATTTACGATTTGCTTGGCCTTGAATTCTTATTGGTCTAAGTCGTTTACTGTCCCACTCACTTTTTGATAATTTGCCAGCATTAAATTTTTCAAATTCTTTCTTTCCGCCCCAAACTGGCTGGTCATTTCGACCTAATTCAACAAATGCCGTATACTGTTCATTTGCATCTAAGATTGCCATGTGTTGTAAAAATGCACCGAGTTCAGGAAAATATTGTTTTAATTTTGCTCTAATTTCCTTTTATTTTTTCTAATTTCTTCATAAGCCACTCGAAAAGCAGACGAATACCTGTTTTGATTTGGTATTGAGTATTCGTCCGTTACTAATTTGAGTGTCTTTATCATAATGGTATTTAGTTTCCAGAAAGTAAGTCTTTAGTTATTGATTTTAGTTATTTACTTGAGTACATTTTCATACTGAAGTGGTTCTTGGAGCAACTTCGCGAACTTGCTTTTATTAGTTTGTCTCCGATAGTGCAATTTTGAGCAGAAATACCATAACTTCACTTGCCACAATATCGATTCATAATAATACCGGTCTATTACTTTTATTTATCAATATTATTTGAAGTTGTTTCCAATGACCTATGAAGAATATGTTCAATATATGTTGGAAATTTAAAGTTTTTTCACAACAATTGTTGATCGTCTTTTTTTTCTTTGGGATAATAATGCTAACGAAGTACAGGGACCAATAACCAAATTACATTCACGAGTAATAAGAACTTTCAAACATTTCTGAAATTGCACAAATTCATTTTTCAAAAATAAATCAATGCCAATAAGTTTAGAAGATTCCCACCACCATTTCTCTCCAAGTTCTAAAAACAATTTTCTTTCTTCATCGGAGCGCAAACTTCCAAAATCGTAGATGCACGTCACAAGGCTATCAGCATTTTGAATGATACAAACAAATTCTTCTTGTTTTGCACCATACGTTATAATTGAAATAAATGGATACTTCTCCGCTAAAATTGTATAAAGATTACTTGACATTATTCTCCCAATTGCTGAACTAGAGGTATTTATCTTTTTTCAAAAAGATAAATATATGTATGCAGACGATCAAAACATATTTTACGTGGAACCATTTACGAGCACAGATTGAAGGTTTTGGTAATGTTGGGCACAATACGGAGAGAGTGATGTACGCAAATCCAATCAAATTGTATTCGGGTGTAAACAATCCAATCAAAATTCAATGTATGAATACAGATCAGAAGAAAATTGACGTTTCCAATGTAACAATTCAACTTGGATTATTTGAACCTGAAACCGAAAATGAATTAATAATCAATACTGCTTTTGGTATTGATAGTGCCAATGGAATTGTTGGAGGTTTATTCACCCCATCGGAATTGGATTGTCTGACTTTTGGGTTTTATGAATTGGGGATTACTGCATTTGAGAATAGTGGAAATGTTTATCCAGTATTCATCAACGATTCTTTCGGTTCCAGACTGCCAGTACAATATTGTAAAGGACCGGTGCTAGGCAACTCAGAACCGATTGCTATGACTTGGGTGGACTCTATGGCTGTTGGAGTAGTCTCCAATGACGTAGACCTGTCTTCTAGGCCCATGAACAGCACTTTGGCGACGATGTGTGCAAACCTTGTAAACTATACCGGAAATATTGTGGCTCAAGGAACAATGATTTCAACTCCTACTAGTTCCGATTTTGGAAACATTTCATATTCTTCCTATACAAATTCAAATGGTCCCATTTTTCAAAGTGTGTCAGGTAGCTATGCATGGATTCGCTTTGTATTGGATGGTGCAGACCCTAACCATTGGGGAAACATTTCTGCCAATTCAGTTGTGACTTGGAGCAATATTCGAACATAGGTATTGTTTTTTATTTTCTCATTCAATATACTTTAAGAATGAATGATATCTTTCAAATTGTATTAGATCATTGGAATATGGTACAGACCAAACAAAGTCCTTCTGGGTGGATTACGAGAAATGCAGTATGTTGTATTCATCGTGGAGAAACCCCAGATCGAAAAATGAGGTCTGGTCTTCGAATGGATGGAGACAGAATTTCATATTCATGTTTCAATTGCTCATTCAAGGCTAGTTATTCCATTGGCAGACCTATATATCCAAAATTCGAAAAGTTTTTGACATGGTTGGGAGTTGATAAAACAACAATTTCAAAGATGAAACTTGAAACAAATAGAATGGAGAATAACGAAGTTTCTATTCCAATTCAGAAACCAAAAAATATTGATTTGCCAAGTAATTGTTCTCTTATTGACTATTCTGATATTAAGTATGTGGAATATTTAAAGAAGAGAAGAATTGAACTTGAGACATTTTCATTCCTGAAAAGCGATGATATTATCTATAAAAATCGAATAATAGTTCCTTTCTTGAAAAATGATTCTTTAGTGGGATATAGTGCAAGATCGTTGAATGAAAATGATAAGACGCGATTTCTAATGAAACTGGTAGATGATTTTGTATTTGGAATAAATTTTGTGGAATACGATCATAAATTTGTCATTGTTACCGAAGGTTTGTTTGATGCTTTAAGTGTAAAAGGCTTGGCGGTTCTTCATAATGAAATTTCAGATAGACAGGCTGAAATAATTCATGATCTACACAAAAAAGTAATTGTTGTTCCCGATTACGATACTACTGGCTTGAATATAAAGGATGGAAGTCTCATTAGCACTGCTATAGATTATGGATGGAATGTGGCATTTCCAGATTGGAAATATAAAGACATAAATGAAGCATATGTAGATTGTGGACCTCTGTTTGTACTCAAAAGTATTTTAACTTCCAGTAGTGATGATCCAGTTATGATAAAAGTAAACCAAAAAATATTCTCAGATAGATTCAAGAAAAAAGGATAAGATGAAAACTGAAATTTCCGATCAAAAGTTATTTATTGATTTTATGCTAAGTGATCCATCATTATATACTCGAATTCAGAATATTTACAATGCAGATAATTTCGATAAGAGTTTACGATCAGCAGCAAAATTCATTCAAGAACATACCACAAAACATAGCGTAATGCCAATTCCACAACAACTGAATTCAATCAATAATCAAGGATTTGAAACTCTGGGAGAATTGGATGAAGGTCATCAAGAATGGTTTCTTGAAAACTTCGAATCATTTACAAGAAGCGAGGAATTAGAACGAGCAATTTATAAATCGGTCGATCTTCTACAGAAAGGGGATTATGGTCCAGTTGAAAAACTTATAAAAGAAGCAGTTCAAATTAGCTTAACAAGGGATCTTGGTATTGATTATCACTTTGATCCACGAGGAAGATTAATGGCGTTGAAGAATTCAAATGGACAACAAAAAACTGGATGGTCTGATTTAGACAATTCTTTTTATGGTGGTGTATCAAGAGGAGAATTGCATCTGTTTATTGGAGCATCTGGAACTGGAAAAAGTTTATTTATGCAAAACCTTGCATTGAATTGGATTCAGATGGGATTGAATGGTGTATACATTACTCTGGAACTTTCAGAAGAATTGACTGCAATGCGACTTGATTCAATGTTGTGTGGAATTGCAAGCAAAGATATCTATAAAAATCTGGATGATATTGAATTGCGAGTTGCCTTGGATGCAAAAAAATCTGGAAGACTCAAAATCAAATATATGCCGCCACAGACAAATACAAATGCAATTAGAGCCTATTTGAAAGAATTGTCAATCAAAGAAAAATTTCGTCCAGATTTTATCATGGTCGATTATATCGATTTGATGATGCCATCAAGTGCGAAAGTTGATATTAGTGATTATTTCACTAAAGACAAATTGAGCAGTGAAGAATTGCGTCAGTTGGCAGTAGATAGTAAATCAATAATGATTTCCGCAAGTCAGTTGAATAGAAGCGGTTTTGATGAACCTGAACTTTCAGCAGGATCAATTGCTGGCGGTGTTAGCAAGTATTACACAGTTGATTCTCTGATGGGTATTTACACCAATCGAACTATGAAAGACAATGGCGTTATTCAACTTCAATTATTGAAAACTCGTAATAGCGGAAGTGTTGGGAGTAAAATTGATTTACAATTTGATAATAACACTTTAAGAATTAGCGATCTTAATGGCCCGATTACAACTCCAAACGTAATGACTGGTTCAAATGTTTTGGCGCAAATCAAAAATGCTCCAAAAACCAAAGAAGGCGACAAGAAAGACCTGCTCTCTGGATTACTGAATGGATTGAATAAGAAAGGGTTGTAATTTTTCTTGACAAAGAAATTCATTTTTGGTATAGTGTGATTATGATTACAGAAGTTGGAAAATATTATCGAGTGAATGCTGGTACAATATATCTCGCGATACAAGAAACCATGTGGAAAGGGGTACTCGACAAGGGTATCTGTATCTACGCCGTGAGTACCCTCCGTGCCCTCCGTGGTCTGTATCTTCCGAAAAATATAACGCCAGAAATGTTAGACTTCTTCGGCCTCAAGTCGGTAGAAGAAGTTTCTGGCCCAGAACTAGTACAATATTTGCTGGAGGTATAAATGAACATTATCAATAGAAATGCGTTTCACAATTACGAATTTGTGCATTCATACGAGGCCGGAATCGTGTTGTCTGGCTGTGAAGTCAAGAGTATCGTTAATGGTCAATGCCAAATTTCCGATGCATATGTATTCATTCGAAATGGAGAAGCTTTTCTGTTGAATTGCCATATTTCTCCATATGGATATTCCGACAATAGAGACTATTCTCCTACGCAAACAAGAAAATTACTTCTGCATAAAAGGGAAATTGTAAATATTGCTTCCGACACAATCATCAAAAAATTGGTTGCAATTCCCACAAAAATGTATTTCAAAAACGGAAAATTGAAAGTCGAAATTCAGATTGGGCGTGGAAAAAAGAATTACGACAAACGACAGACATTGAAAGATCGCAGCATGGAAAAAGAAATTCGGCAACAGATGAAACGAAAAAATTGACAATTATCGCAATTTCTGATATTATTTTTCTATGCTGAAATCACAAATAATATTTGTACCACAACAAAAATACGCGCTGGATTGTGATCGGAATAGAATTCGTGTAGGCGATCTTGTAAGAATTATTGGAGGTCCCGATCCATGGAATGAGGTTGGAAGTGCGGTGATACTTTCAGGATTCTTTCAACATCGTGATGGAACAGGATTCTACTATGGCAACGAATTTCATAATTCGTTGGCGAAGAATTTCCGAAAAATTGTTGACCCCATTGAAATCGCGCAGTATTACTTGGAGATGTGAAATGCAAAAACTTTTTAAATGTGAATATGGTTCCAGACTATACGGAACAAATACCCCAACATCAGATCTGGATATCAAGATTGTATATCTTCCAGAACTGAATGATCTTCTATTGGGAAATCGAGTTGGAAACAATTGTAAGAAGACCAACACCCAAGAGAATACAAAAAATACCTCCGAGGATATTGACATTGAATTTATTCCTTTGCAGAGTTTTGCAAATGATTTTTTCTCTGGTCAAACATATGCTCTTGAACTGGCATATGCGATTGACTATACTGAAGCAAATCAAGAAATTTTCAATCCGCTCTTTGTGAAATTTTGTCATGAACTTCGAGAGAATTTTCTAACGTCAAATATTGAAGCCATGATGGGGTATTCGGTATCTCAAGCAAATTTGTATTCGGATAAGGGAAAGAGGTTGAACGCGCTAAATGAAGTTCTGGAAGTTATCAATCAATTTCCTCAAGATATTCGAATGGAATATTTGGCAAGTGATTTGAAAGATAAAATTGCTCCAGTGATTGAAAAATATCCAGAGTATGTTGCAATCACTGAATACGCAATTAATAATGAAGGCGATTTAAGACTCTGTTTGAAAGTTTTGGAAAAGACTTTGCCCTATTCAAACACCTTCAAAATTAATTTGAATCCTCTTCTGGGAATGCTGAAAAAATATGGATCAAGAGTCAAAGAGGCTAGTGTGAATAATGCCGATTGGAAAGCATTGCTTCACGCCAACCGAATTGTAAGCGAAGGAATCCAACTATTTCAAACTAAAAAATTGGTATTTCCTCTATCGAATGAACAACGAGCATTTCTGAAAAATATCAAGGCGGGAAATGTCAATCGTGAACAGATAACTACCGATTTGAATTTCAAATTGGAATATTTGAAGGACTTGTCAATGGCGGGGATTTTTCCAGAACGTACTCCAGAACTTAATGAGAAATTTCAAGAATTTCTCATTGGCTATTTAAGAAAATTCTACCTTTGAGGATTTTTGTATGAAAAAATTTGACAGAAATCGAACAGAATGTACTTATGGTGATTTGGTGTTTGTTTTCACCAGTGATGATGAACAATTTATTGGTGAAATTATTGATCCCAACACATTGCATGGGAATCCCCGGCGATGGGATACTGAAGATCGATGTATAATTAAGGCACTAAATCTGGACAAATTTGAGGAAGGACCATTCGGAGTATATTTCAATAATATTCAGAAACTGAATAATGAAGAACTGGTTCAATATTTCTTGGAGGCATGAAGCTAAATACTTTCATGCGGTCATGTGAATTTATTTTCGAGTCGGAACAATTAGATGAAGCATTCAATTTAAAAAGAATGATTGCTTCTGCATTATTGGCTGGAACCATTGGTATTGGTGGTTCCAGCCTTTTTGTTTATGCAAACCGAAAAGTTCCAGTAAAAGCAGATCCATATATGACCACATTGGGACAAAAAATAATTAAAGATCTTCCGCCACAAATTTTGAAAAAACTTGGTAATCCAAAAGATATTATTTTCACAATTGGAATTCCCGAAAATGGTGATCCAAATGCAATTTGTCAAGTTGCGCAAGGAACAAAAATTGTTTTTGTGAATCCAAAATATGCTGATAAATTCAAGGATGAAATTTTTGCATATGAAACTATTTCTCATGAAACTGAACATATTGCCCAAGATCATTACAATTCAGAGAATATCAAGAAATTAAAGTCTCTCAGTTCGACCGACTATGAAGGAATGACTAGTTTTGATGCTGCCGATAAATTGAGAGCATTAAGGGCCAATGGAGACACCATGAGCAACCATTCCAGAGAGTCCCAAGCTACCATTGCTCAAAATTATGTTGCTTTCCGACAACAAATAGCAAAAATGAAAAGGGAAGGCAAAAGTGCAAAAGAACTCGAACCATACGAAAAGAATTTTGAAATCTATGCTCAATATGTCAACGATATTGATGCAATGTGATTGACAAATCGATATTGATTTGGTAGAGTAAGAGAGTAGTCAAATTCACCCGCGAAAGAGACAGCAATGAATATCAAACAATACTCCGATTTTGTCAAGGCAACTTTCGCATCCAAGAACCCTGCAACTGTTGTGGTTCAGTCCAAACCGGGAATAGGAGTGGTTTCTACTATTTTGGAGAGTGCAAATGAAATTGGCGTTGACGCAATAGATATTCGCTGTGGTCAGATGGCCGAATTTGATGCTCGAAATATTCAAAACAAGATTGTTATTTTCTCCGATTATTTTTTGACACCAAAGAATGTGAAAATTGACGTTGACAAGTTTATCGTCAATCACCATGAATCGGTCAAGGTTTTTGTCATGATTCGCGATACTGATGTTGTGGAAACTGGATATTTGATGGATCGAGTAATCACGGTCACAAACTAGTTAACAAATAACGAAATCTTTGGTATTATTTAAGAGTACCAAATAACCAACAAAAGAAAGGTTTAAAACAATTATGGCAAAGTCTTCTGGTCCTGCTCTGGCAACTGGTAATGAACTGACAATCACTCAACTGATTCCTCTCCTGAAGAGGAATGCAAAGAAGAAGCAGCCCGTTTTTATTTGGGGGCCACCGGGACTTGGTAAGAGCACCATCGTTGCATCACTCGCCAAGGATCTTGGTGGATATTGTATCGATTTGCGTCTCAGCCAACTTGGTCCTCAAGATTTGTGTGGTATTCCTTACTACAATAAAGAGGATAACACGATGAGTTGGGCGCATCCTGTTCTGCTTCCGACCAAGAAGTTTGCGGAAACTATCAAGGGAACCATCATTCTCTTCTTGGATGAGGCAAATCTTTGCTCTCCTGCTGTGGCTGCTCAGGCATATCAGTTGATCAATGATCGTAAGTGTGGAACCTACGAGCTTCCGTCCAATGTGGTTGTATTTGCTGCTGGCAATTCCGAGAAGGACGGCGCAATGGTTCAGAAGATGCCGAAGCCTCTTTCTAACCGTTACACCCACTATGAAGTGAAGGCCGATTTCGATTCGTGGTTGGATTGGGCATTGATTGCCAAGATTCATCCTGATATCGTTGCTTTCATCAGCCAGTCTCCGAATCGGTTGTTTCAGTTCGACGCGACCTCTCCTGAGAAGGCTTTTGCGACTCCTCGTTCTTGGACATTTGGCTCAAATCTCATCACCATCGATGAGGACGATGAAGATTATTTGAGTGATTCTGACATTCGGAATCTGATTGGCTCGGCAGTAGGATATGGCATGGCTTCTGAGTACATGGGATTCCTGAAGGTCGGCAAGAATTTGCCAAAGGCGACCGATATTCTGAGTGGCAAGGTCACCACTTTGAAGATTACTGATATCAGCGCTCACTATCAGCTTATCACGGCTATTCTGTACGCCATGAAGGATTTCTGGGATAGCAATTCCACCCCCACTGGTGTCATGGAAAAGACCACCGATGGCCGAACTTATGAGACTCGTAAGTGGAAGTCGGACAAGGTTAAGGAAAGCTGGAGCAACCAGTTCAACAACTTTGTGTATTTCATTATGAACAATTTCTCGATTGAGATGGGCGCTCTTGGTGCTCGTATTGCAATGAAGAATTACAACTTCGGCAAGTCGGTTGATCTGAAAAAGTTGAAGTATTTCGGTGATTTCGCTGAAAAGTATGGCGAATACCTCGTTGACAAGTAGACAAAACAGGGAGGAGAAATCCTCCCTTGCTTTTTTGAAAATGGTTTGGTATAATTAATTTGAAAGGAAATAATATGGCAAAGAATCCGGTTTCAGTCCGAAAGGATAGAAAGACAACCAAGGCAATTGATCCTCTCGTACATGAGGCAGTTGTAAAGAAGATTGCAAAGGGCCGCATCAAGCTTTTGCGTACTGCGCCTTTTTTCGGAATTATCATCACAAAGATGCAGATTTTTCCGGCAGATGAATGGTGCGATACCATGGCAGTTGATGGTCGTCATCTGTATTTCAACCACGCTTTTGTGAATGAGTTGAACGAAGATGAACTGCTGTTTGTTTTCGCCCATGAAGTATTGCATATTGTGTACGATCACATTTCGAGAACTCGTGATTACAAATTGAATCACGAAATATCGAATTGTGCTCAAGATTATACCATCAACGGTGAACTTGATACCATCAAGATTGGTAAGATGCCTTCTATTGGTTTGATGGATCACAAGTATGATGGCATGACTTCCGAACAGGTTTATGCTCTTTTGATGAAGAATACTCAACAAATGTCTATCGACGATCTTGTAAATCAGTTGATTGACGAACATCTTGATGGTGAACAGGGAAAAGATGGCAAGAACGGCGATGGGCCATCTGCTTCCGGTCCCGCCAAGATGAGCGCTGATGAGCGTGAACAAATCAAGAGCGAAATTATTTCAGAAGTTTTGAATGCTGCCAAGATGAGTCAAGCTGGCTCTCTACCGCTTGGTGTTCAGAGGATGGTTGATGCTCTGACTGCTCCCAAGATAGATTGGCGTTCTCTTCTCCGCACCGAACTGGCTGGTCTAAAGCCATATGACTACTCATACATGAAGCCTTCTCGGTACGGTTGGGATCTTGATGCGATCATGCCGGGAATTATCAATGACAATGAACTTGACGTTGCGGTATTTCTCGATATGTCGGGAAGTATTGGATCGAAGGAAGCCACGGAATTTCTTTCGGAAGTCAAGGGAATTATGGGTGCGTATAATTCCTTCACGGTTCATGTCGGATGCTGGGATACCAAGGTGTACAACGTTCAGAAGTTCACCGAATACGATGACGATCTTGAATCCTATGAAATTCTTGGTGGTGGTGGAACCGACGTTACTTGCGTCTTTGATTATATCAAGGATGTTGGAATGCAACCTAAGAAGGTAATTGTCTTTACCGATGGTTATCTTGGAGGTCGATACGGCGATCCGAATGTGGCAGATACTCTTTGGGTACTCAATACCAAGGATGGCGAGATTCCAGATTTCGGTTTGGTCTGCTACTACGATCCAAACATTTAACTTAAAAGGACCGCTTTCGCGGTCCTTTTACTCATGCTAAATAACGTTGATGGTAATCAAAATTCGAATTTTAGGAGAAACAAAATTAATGGCAACTAAACACGTAGGTCTATCAAATGCACAAAAAATCGTTGTAGTTTTACATGAACTTGAGGATGAGCCACATATGTCTTTGGTTCTTTACACTGACAAGATGCCTTCCATCTATGTACAAGAAGTCTTTAAAACTTTGAACAGTATTGAAGGTCAGGAAGCAAAAAATCTAGCTGATGTATTGGACGGGGTTTTACTGCCCGATGGTCGCCGGTTGGCAATGGTACTGCATACTGAAGGACATTTCAAAAAGATTCCAAACGACAATATTTTTATGACACCAGACTCAGTAAATAAAATTCGTCTGAGCGAACTCAACGGATATCTAAAAAGAATTGATGAAGGTGGAGAAGCCTTCAAAAAGCTAAAGGAAATTGACGATAACCGTGGTATGAAAAATTTGAAGAAGAAGCTTGCCAAAGGACAGGCCATTCCTGAGCCTCAGACAGCCATTACAGAGATTCCCGTCTATGAAAAGGCATCTGTGGTCACACAGGACTCGCTGATCGCTCAGAGCCAGAAATTGCTTGAAGCAGCAAATGCCCTCATTGCACAGTCAAAAGAACTTGCAACAAAGGCCGCTCAAATGTCTGAAGAGAATAGCAAAAAAATCATGAAAAAAGCTAAAAGTATAGCTTAAAGAGAAAAGACCAAAAGGCCCAGTTCTAGAACTGGGCCTTTTCTTGTTCCAAATAAGATTCCACAGATTTCATTTCATCTTGAGTCAATTGATCGGCTTTGATCGCACCACCCTCTAAATGTTTGATTAGGAATTTTGTATAATTGGCATTTATATATCCGGGATTATGAACCTTCTCTGCTTCTGCCCATTTTCCGTTTACAACTTTATACAATTTTCCGGGAATGGTTTCCGTTGAAATGTACAAAGATCCTTCTGGAGCATTATCTGGAAGTATTAATTTTCCAACCAATTTCTGACCATCTTCATTTACTTCTTCTGGAAAATATTCCGACAAATTAATATTCGAATTCTTCTTTTTCCGAGATTTTTTTGGTTTAATGATTGGCAGTGGATCATTAGGAAGTATTGTTGGCTCTGGAACAGGTTCGGGTATATTTTCCAAGGTAGAATCGGATGCAATAATCATAGCCAGAGCCAAAGGATCAAACACAATTACCAGCATTATAATTACCCATCGAACAGCTTTTTCCAAAAGATCCTTTGAAGCATTCGGTCCATAAATTAATGCGGCAATAAACTTAATAGGTCCAACATCAACTTCATTTTTATCAAGTTGAAGTTTTAATGGTTCTTCTTCTTCACGCAATTTATCAATTTGCTTTTGGTCATCTTTCAATGCAGTTGCTATTGCATTTCTTTCTAATTGTTGACTATTTCTTACCGACAAGGCTTTTGTTGCTCCATTCTGAGTAGTGCTTAACGATACAACTTGAGTGATTGCAGAATCCAATTGTTTCAAGGTTGCATTGTTTGATGCTTGATCCTGCATTAAACTTGAAATTTGATTATCGATAATTGAAATTTTTGAATTAATTGAATCTGAACCAAGACTTTGTTGAACGTGCGCTCTCGAAAGATATCCAAAAATTCCAATGCTTGTAATTGACATTAAAATAATAATGGCAACGGATAGATAAATTCTCAGCCATATTTTTGTTCTATGAAAATTCTTATGAAGCCAAACAGTTGTAATGATTTTTCCAATTTCTAGGGCAGTTCCCATGATTGCAACTGACCAGATGGCTCCAGAAAAAATCGATATTAAACCAGCGATGCTAAAATAGCCAGCTACTCCAGATATGAAAATTGCGACTATCAATAAAATAATATTCATCCATATTCTCCATACTACTATGTTACCAAATTAAAAATTCCAAAACAATCTACAACAATGGCATTTTCGATTTTGTGGTATTTTCAATGTTTTGTTCAATAACTTTATTTATGCACTCCATGTCAATCGAAGTCAAATTCATCGCCTCATCATACGACAATGCCCCTCGCATAGCCCATAATATTTCCATAATTCTTTGTGTTATCTTTTTGTTTTCCTTTCCCATTTTATCCATTGTCCTAATAATGTCTTCTTCAGTCATGGCAATCAATCTATGTCTAAAGATTTCGCAAAAATCTAAATTTAGAGAAGATTTGATGATTGATTTGCAGGTTGAACATTCGGTATTGATTTCGGGTAAGGAAGTTTGTTTCATGGCAAGATTGATATGATCTAAAATTGTGGTTTTTTCAATCACTCCACATTGATCAAACCAATCTTGAATATATTCTTTTTCAGTTACTAGTTTACCGTTAACGCCAATACTTGTAATTGAATCTAAACAAAAATTCCATTTGAGAGTTTCTTTTTTTTCAAGTAATTGTTTTGCCAATGGATAGTATTTTTCTTTCTCTTCATGTTTTGAAATTTGATCTAATTGTTTCATTACTCGATATTCTTGTATTGCAAATTCATTATACACCCGAATGGTTGGAGGAGCGATATTGATCTTCAATGCTCCGAGGAAGATCGGGGCATACCACATTTTAGCAGAAAAGGAATCCATATATTTTGTAAGATCAATGGTGTAGGGATAATACTCTTTACATTTTACACAATTCAGATCAACTTCTAAATGTCCTTTGTCCGATGCCAAATAAATACACGCCATAATATGCTGAAGATCACATATAGGTAATGAACTTGGATCTTCTATGTCTGGAATACAACTTTTTATTATTGTACTGATAGCCATGCCATTCATGAGATGATCTGGCATTTTAAATGCAAATTCATCTTTTATTTTCGTACTATAAATTGTATGCCCCTGTGTTTCTCCAAGCATTAGTTCGTGGAGAAACACAGCATGAATTTTTGGATGACTAAAAGAATACATTACTTATTCTCCGGGAGAAAATCACTCCCTAAAAATGTTAATTCAGTTTCCCAATTTTCTGGAGCACCAGCAGCAATTTCTTTTGGTGTACTATTTTGTTGATGGGAACGATATACAAATTTTGAACGCTGCTCGTCGAGATGGGTTTTGATGGCGTTGAAATATTCAACATCCATTCCTTTGATAACATTCACAATTTGAATCAGATCTTGTGGGTTTTCTCTTACCAAATCCGCAATAACTTCATTTGTATTAGTGACAATTTTTATCGACTTAATACTATTACAGGTAATCTCAATTGCGTTCTGGGTAATGTCAGATAAATTTTTACGAAATACTTCTTCATCTGAAATAGTATCATTCTGAATAACCTTATTCAGTTGCTGTTGATTTTGAAACATTTTCTTTGTCATTGCAAAAATTTCATACATCGGTAATGGAAGTAAGGTTAATGCAAGAGATTGACCATCTTCATCAATAATAGTAACGGAATCATCCCATAATGTCGGAGAATGATTGAATGCTTTTAATAACTGAATACCATCCATTGTGACTTTTCTAGTAAGAGTTGTATTAGGGACAGCCAATGTGAATTCAATAATATTTCCAAAACTTGCAATTCTAATGGAAAGTAATATCGAATCGATATCTACATTTGGAATATGATCTGGTTCTAAAATTCCGGGGCAACAGCTTTTTACAACTTCACAAATTGTTTTGCCGGAAAATGTTGGATCACCCGTTCTCATTTTAATGTCATCTGATGCCGTCATAGCATATATATCAAGCTTTCCTTCTGCATTCAACTGCAAACTATTTTCTGGATACCACTGCCCATGACTCGGTAGAACTATAGAAAGTTTTGGTTTTCTAAAATATGATTGTAATGGATTATTTTCGCTCATTTGATCCTCTTACCGGTATTTAGTATAGCTAAATACTGTTATGGCAACCGTTAGAATTAAAACACAGGGTACATCGTTAAATGGTCTTGAGATGGAGAATTTTGCCACTGAAGAAACCTTAACTGAAATTCTTGCTGAATTGAAGTCTTCTGGTGGAGTCCATAGCAAAGAAAATAAATCTCCACAAGGTAAGGGAAAACGGGCGGGAGACAATGCTTCTCAAAGATTTAATGAAGGTCTATCAAAAGTTACCAACGATCTTATAGGTAAAAAATTTCCTTTATTAGCAAATGCAGCATCCAGTATGTTGAAATTATCTTCTACCTATTTTGGCACAACAGTTGCAGTTGATTTACTTGGAAGAGGATTACATGCAGCAGGCCGATCAATTGCTTCGATGGCCCATGTAGCAGGCGGATTTATTGCAACTATGACTGCTGGTGGCAGTCATCTTTCAGATTACACGGATGCTCTCGCAAAAGGAACACAATCTCTTCCGGTAATTGGAACTATTATAGGAGTCATTGCTGGTTTTATCAATCACCTTGATAAATGGAATGCGCTATTAATTGATCTAACTTCTGAGGGAGCTAATTTTTCAGGTTCAATTATTGATATGATGGCCAATGCAAGATATGCAGGATTGGCCTTGGATGTATACGCAAAAATTGTACAGGAAAATACCGAATTATTTGCATCTTTCGGCGGAGTTATGAAAGGAACTCTTTTATATACTAACATTGCAAAAATAGCAATGAGGGATTATTCAGATACTTTGGGTGATATGGGAATTACCGTTGAACAATTTAGTTCTGAATTACCCGGACTAATGAAAGTGATGGGTCCATCTATGATGATGGCCGGAGCATCAAATAGAGATTTGGCAATTTCTGCAATAAGTCTTACTAAGGAATTTGATCTTATGGCACAAATGACCGGGAAAAGTAGAAGAGAACAAGCTGAACAATTGGCTGCATTACAATTGGATGCGGCATGGAAAGAAAAACTATCAAGTTTGAACAAGGATCAGCAAGCACAATTACAACTCGGATTGGTCGCCGCATCAACTATCAACAAAAGTACAGCAGAAGCATTTAAATTGCAAGTGTTGGGAATGCCTCCAATGACAGATGCAATGAAAAAAATGTATGCTGTTATGCCCGATGTAATTAGTGCTCAAAAACAAGTTGCAAATTCTGCATTGAACGGTTCTTTAACTCAAGACACTTTGAATAATGCAATGGCAGATTCTATCCAAGCCCATTTAGCTGCTGGTGAATCCCTCAAAAATATTATGGCTGCGGCTTCTGCGGGAAAAGATATTGGTTTTGGTCAAATGGCGGAAGATATGGCAAATATGCATCTTCAAAACGACGGCTTCATTAAAAATAATGTATTGCAACGTCAAACATATTTGGAAACCTTACAAAAGAATGCACAGAATACTAAAACTGAAGATACAATTGCTAAACAGCTAAATGATATTCACGCGAACTTACGAAAATTTGCAAGTTCGTTTTTTGATACCATTATTCGTCCTATGTATATGTTGATTGGACCAATGTTAGGAGTATTAGCTAATACTCTTGATGTTATGTCTCATCATATATGGTTGGCATTGGCTAGTATAGCTGCCGGAATTGCAGGTGTTGGACTTATAATTAAAATGGCATTTAAAGCAGCATTGTCCCATCTAATTTCTGGACTTGAACTTTTAGCTACTCGTGTTTATGCAACTGCATCTGGAATGGGCGGGTTAGGTGGTGCTGGAACTAAATTAGCTGAAGGGGCTATGGTAGCAGAGGGTGCCGAAACTGCTGCTGCTACTGGCGGAATAATGGAAGCCCTTGGTCTAGGTGGAGCGGCGACAGGAGCAGTAGGCGGTGTTGCAGCCGGTACGGAAGTTGGAGTAGTTGGTGGTCCAATTGGTATGATTGTTGGTGCGATTGCTGGAGCAGCTATAGTTGGTATTGGAGCAATGATCGCATCAAATTTTGACAAAGCAAATGATGAGGGTATAAGCAAATCAACTCCAAATCAACAAATGTCAACATCTGATCAACAGTTACTTGATAAAGTTCATCAGTTACTCGAAGAACAAAAGAAAACAAATCGATATTTAAACGAGAATAATGATCTTCAGCACACTGGTAATAGACTCGTCAAGAAATCTGCCCAACAGTGATAAACTAAATATAATAGGAAAACATTATGAGTTGGAAAAAATATTTCAAAAGTGCAGCAAAATCAAACGGAACAATGAGTCCGTTATCTCGTCGTGGTGGAAGAAATGGCGGTGTTAATGCTGCTGCCGTTGGTCACTATCCAAATCTTTTAAAAGAAAGTTACATGGGTTGCCCAAATCGTATTGAACGATATCAACAGTTAGAAACCATGTCACAAGATTCAACAGTTGCAGCATCATTGGATATTATCTCTGAATTCTCAACACAAACCGATGATCAAACACATATGTGTTTCAAGTTGAATTTCACCGATGAACCAACAGATACCGAAACAAAAATTATTCGAGAACGCTTGGAAGCTTGGTATTATATGAATGAATTTCATAAGAGAGCCTTCAGAATTTTTCGAAATGTTTTGAAATATGGCGACCAAATTTTTATTCGTGACCCAGAAACTTTCAAATTATTCTATGTTGAAATGGATAATATCATCAAGGTTATTGTAAATGAAAGTAAGGGAAAGAAACCTGAACAGTATATCATCAGAAATATAAATCCAAATTTTGAATCATTGACCGCAACCGAAGTTAATGCCAATGATATGTATAATACTGTTCCAAATGGTCCCGGATTTTCTTCATCATCTTCAGGCTTTTCAAGTCCACAAAATCCATATTCAAGTTCAAGTAGATTTGTTCTTGGAAAAAATGAAGCACCAATTGATGCCGGTAATATTCTACACGTATCACTGACCGAAGGACTTGATCCTAATTGGCCATTTGGTACAAGTATTCTCGAAACAATTTTCAAAGTCTATAAACAAAAAGAATTGCTGGAAGATAGTATTATTATCTATCGAGTTCAAAGAGCGCCAGCAAGAAGAGTATTCAAAATTGATGTTGGCGATATGCCGTCTCACTTGGCTGGGGCATACATTGAAAAATTGAAAACTGAAATTTATCAAAGAAGACTTCCATCATTTGGACAAAATGGATCTAAATTTATGGATACTTCGTATTCAAGTATGGCCCCAAATGAGGATTTCTTTTTACCTCAAAATAGTTCAGGAAAGGGTTCATCAATTGAACAACTTCAAGAAGGGCAAAATATTGCAGAGATAAAAGATCTTTTATATTTTGATAACAAAATGATGAGAGGTCTACAAATTCCTTCATCATATCTTCCAACTGGCCCAGAAGAAAGTTCTGCTCAATATAATGATGGTCGATTAGGAACTGCGCTTATTCAAGAATATCGTTTCAATCAGTATTGTGAAAGATTACAAAGACTAGTGTGTGAACCGTTAGATCTTGAGTTCAAAGCATTCGTGAAATGGAGTGGCGTAAATGTTGATACCAGTATGTTCAAATTGGTATTTACCCCACCACAAAATTTTGCCCATTATCGGCAAGTTGAATTGGATGCTTCAAAAATTAACACCTTTACCCAACTTGAAGCCACACCATACTTGTCAAAAAGATTTCTACTGAAACGGTATCTTGGATTGACAGAAATAGAATTGGCTGAAAATGCTAAATTGTGGGATGAAGAACACAGCGAAGATGCAGCCGAACAAGGACATGATGATAATTCCATGCGAAATATCGGCATGACTCCCGGATCAATTGGAAGTGAAAGTGACGAATTGAATGCGTTGGGAGATGCTGCCGAGATGCCTGATATGGGCGCTGAAGGGACTTCAGAGCCTGCTCCTGCGGTCGCTGGGGGTCCAGCTACCCCACCCATGCCTGAATTGTAAATAAAAGCATGAGAGTCAAAAATACCCCGTCGTTTAAAATTAAAGCCCATACCGTTCATGTAAATGAACGGTATGACTATTGCAGTTCAATTTTTGTGAAATCGAATATACCTTTGACTATTATTTGTTGTGACTGTTGGGAACCATTTTCTATGACTCCCAATGCCCATTTAGCTGGAAAAGGTTGTCCAAAATGCGGCCATAAAGCGTCTAATGAATCGAAGATGTTGACTTTGGAAGAAGTTCATTCTCGGTTTATCAATAAGCACGGCGACAAATATGGATATGAAAAATTTAAATATTTTGGAACTGGAAAGAAGGGAGAAATATTTTGCAAAGCATGTGCCAAATATTTCTGGCAAACTCCAAAGCAACATTTTGACCATGGCTGCAATAGATGCGGAGAAGTGAGATCTGCAAAAATTCAAACCAAATCACAAGAACAATTCATCCAAAAGTGTATTGAAGTGCATGGCCCCGACACTCATGGATATGAAAAAGTTATCTACCAAAGAAACAAAGATGCTGTTCAAGTTCGTCATGTGAAATGCGGAAGATATTTTTTCGTGACTCCCAACAATCATCTTCGGGGGAGTTCTTGTCCATTTTGCAGAGAATCACGAGGAGCCAAAGAAGTCAATAATATTCTTGAGACATATCCTGAGATTGAAATTATCCGCGAGGAAACTATCACTGGCTGTCGGCACATTAACCCATTGAGATTTGACTTTCAGTTATTCAGAAAAGGAAAATTAATTGGGGTGATAGAATTCAATGGCTCTCAACATTACCAACCGGTGAGATGGACCAAGAAAATGACCGAGGAAGAGGCTCAAAAATTGTTTCAAGACACTGTGAACAGGGATATTGCAAAATATTCTTTTTGTAATGAGAATGAAATTCCATTACTGATCATTTCATACAATCAGAAAACAATCACTAAAAATCTCATTGAATGTTTTTTGGCTAAATACTGATATGAGAATTAGAGAACTTCTGCGTGAAATGGCGGTTATATCCACCGAGGTAGCTGGTAAGACTTTTTACCATGGAACTGGCTCAAAAACCAGCGCCGAAAATATATTAAAAAATGGCATTCAACCAAGAGAAATTTCAATGCCAGATAAAGCAAACTCTCGTGCGCAATTAGCCCCCGCAAAAGGTAGAATATATTTTACTTCAGATATTGGATATGCTGGGGTATATGCTCTTGGTGGTGCTATGTTTGGGCATGAGTCCTCTTGGTTTTCATCTGGAGGAGTGGTCGCCGAACCTTTTGGTTTTATTTTTGAAATTTCCGGCGATGATATTGTGAACGAGGTAGTTCCAGACGAGGATAGTATTGGGGAATTCGTTACTGAGTGTTTTTATTTGCCCAGACTAATTAGAGAACATACCCGATTGTCAAATATGGAGCCAACTCCCAAAGTATTAGAATATTTGTCCAACAACAAAGAGCAATATGAAAAACACCTAAAACTTCCAATAAATCTACCAGAAAACAGGTGGGCAAAATCGCTATTACTATCATTGGCTGAAAAAGTCATAACTCCAAAACAAAAAATGAATATTACCGATGGTGATGCAGGTTCTCAAGCAGCGGTTGGTAAGAAAATTCAAAAAATTATGGGTGCAGATTTGATAAAATGGATGATAAACAATGGCGCTCATGTCGCATATTTAGGCAATATTTATCCTGTAAAAGCGTATGCATTCAAAAAGGTTGATGCTTCCACTATCTCAGCAAAAACGTAATGGAAATTTGTAAAGAATTAAAAATGCCAAGAGGGACAGATAATGCGAATTAGAGAAATCATAAAAGAATATGTTGGTGTTGAATCAAATCCAAACTTTATGTCTTGGTTTGGAAAAAGCAAGGTTGTGAATTCCGATGGTTCGCCAATGGTTGTTTATCATGGTACAAAAAATGATTTTGATACTTTCTCAAAAGGTGATATTGGTTATCATGCTGGTGGAAAGAATCAAGCAAATAATCGTCTTGCCCATTCTGGAGATTTTGAATGGAGCACCTTTGATAAAGAGCATCATGAATCTGCCAGAAATTCAAATATTCTTCCCTTGTATATGAGAATTGAAAATCCATTGAAGATGAAAGATATTGCCCATTGGGACGATCTTCAATATTGTTATGAGGAAATCAATAATCGTCTAAAAGGAAGACTTGATTTTCTTGAAAAAGATATTACAATGTCTTCCAATGATGAAGGGTTTAGTATTCTTCGGAAAGCCTTGGAGAAGTTTGGATATGATGGAATCATGTATGAAAATTTAGGAGAAGGAAAAGGAATATCCTATATTGCATTCAACCCAAATCAAATTAAATCTGCGATTGGAAATAATGGAAACTTCTCATCTAGTAACAAGATTACCGAAAGCGTTACTCTGAAAAATATAACTTTGTATCATGGCTCAAATGTGAAGTTTCAAAAAGTTGATATGAGCATGGGATCGCAAGGAGTATTTTGGTTGACTTCTAATTTATCTTCCTTGAAGAATGGAGAACGTGGCGCAAATAGTACAAAATATATTTTGAAGTGTAAAGTAACATTGAAAAATCCTGCTGGTTGGAATGAATATCATAAATATAGTCTTGGTGAACTTAAACGTATGAAATATGATGGTGTAATTTTACCCGATTCAGATGGCACTGTTGACGTAATTGTATTTAGACCATCGCAAGTGAAAATATTAGGAGAAGGGTAATGAAAATTTTTGAAGTTCTGCAAACAAATGAAGAAGTTGAATGCTATTCATACGGTGATAGTAGAACGTTTGACATTGAACTTGAAACCACCTCTGGTCAAATTGTTGGACAGATCCAATGTGTTGCGTCCGACAATAATGGAGATGCATTGTTTAATCCAGATAGTATTCTCGATGATGCCACTGATAATGATGCCTATGAAGCATACACAGTTTACAATATTGCAATCAAACCCCAATTTCAGAAACAAGGATTAGGACAAAAACTGTATGATGCCGCCATCGAACAAGCAAAATTGTATGGTGCCAAATATTTTTTCTCTGATGAATTAATGACCGTTGATGCCAAAAATGCGTGGATCAGATTATCCAATAGATATGATGTGTCGAACAAAGGGCATAAAAAAGTTATCACATTGTCTGAATCTATTCTCAATGAATATGATGAATCCAAAATGGTAAATGTTCAAACTATGCTTCAGACATTGTTGAATGATCTTCCCGATGGTATACCAACTCCGAATATAAAAATTGTCAATAACCGATCTGCAAATTGGATAGGTTCATGTATTTGGGGCAAAGATGGAAAAAATTCAACCATCTCTCTACAAAAATCAATTCTTTTTGATGAATATACCGCCAAGAATACTTTAGCACATGAACTGTGCCACCATGCAGAGAATATGTTAATTAAACTTCCATGGATAAAAGAACATGGAATTCCAGCATACAACAAATATCACAAAACTCTGTTTCCCGATCATGGAACATATTTTTTTCAATTTGCAAAAATATTCAATGACAAATATGGAAAAGATTTTGTAACCGAACACTCAGACGAAAAAGACTTGATTGCAGACTTTGACAAACCAATATATGTATTCATGGTCAAAGGCCATTCACCAAAAATCCTTTGCGCTAAAAGTTTAACCCTCACTGACAAAATTAAAAAATATCTACTGAAAAAAGCAGAAGGATCAGATTGGAAATTGATTGAAACATTTGATAGAAAATTTAGCCAGCTTCCAAATATTGGTTCAGGATTAGGATCATATCCAACTCAAATCATGACAGACAAAATAAATGATCTTTGGAACAACGGAAAAGTTGTATTCTCACCAGAAACCATTAAGGGAGTCACCATTGCTCCAGAAAAATTTTACATCTTCATGACAAAAGGATTTAATGGCCTAAATTATATGACCGTTTCTACTGGTATTCCAAAGAAGAATATTGACTTTTACAGCCGGTTAAAGAACCAACCTGAATGGAAGCTTGTTCGAAGCGATGAGCACGATCTGGCGGGGTTGGTAAATCGATTTATCCACCTTGATAGACAGCCCGAACTGAATGAGGTGTTCAATGATCTTTGGAATCACGGCAAGGTAATTAAAGAGCGGGGCTAAATACTTTTATGACGTTAACTGAAATGTTCGAAGATAATTATACGAATCCAAAGGATGATCATTCTGTTCCTACTTTGAATGATGTTCGAAAGACTAAACTCACTCTTGGACAAATCAATAGAATGAGACTAATCAGAGATGTGCGAAAGTTCGAACTTCGTACAAATCTTGAAAAAGTTCGTAAACAATATGGGCCATCTCCAGAAGCCGCTGCTGGTCCGGGTTTCTAACTCTTAACAAGAAGTTTTCAACATATAATGATAAATAACTTTAGGAGAAATTAAACAATGTCCGTAAAATTCGATACACTAATTGAACACGTTGTAAATGGCAATGAAAAGAAAGCACGAGCAATCTTTCATCAGCTTGTAGTTGAAAAGAGTCGCAAAATCTACGAGGATATGGATTTGGAAAATCCTTCAGAAGTTTTTGATGACGTTGAAGCAGATCACGTAAATGCACCAGAAGAATTTGGCGGGGATCAGGTAGACGATTTTACCGATGAAATTGGTGTTGAAGGTGAAGATGAAGATGACGAACTAAATCCAGAACTTGATGATAGAGTCACCGATCTTGAGGATGAGTTGTCAAATCTTCAGGCCGAATTTGAACAGCTACTTGCTTCAGAGGAAGGAGAACATGAAGAGGAGTCTGATGACTTTGAAGATTTGGCCGATACCGATGAGGATGAAGCTGAATCAGACGAGAACATTGAATCAGAAGTAGAGACTGACGATTTTGATTCCGACGATGAAGATGAATTTCCCGACGAAGATGAAGATGAAGATTTGCCTGTGTCTGAAAGTTTGATTCGGGAATATGTGGAGCGTATTACCAAAAATCTAGCCTCCTCTTCAGAAGAGTCTTTTGTTCAGAAGAAATCACCAGTTGCCTCCAAGCCAAGCATCGTGCCCGGTATTACCGCAAAGAATATTGCTCAGGGTGGAGTAGAAAAGGGCCGTCCCGCTCCAACACCAAAAGAATTGATTGGTGATAAGGAAGTGGTCAATCGTCCCGGTCACAAAGCCGCTTTGAAACCAGCACCAAAAGCAACCAACAAAGAAGTTGCAAGTGTCAACAAAAAGAGCGTCGAAGACGGCAAGAAGTAGTAATCATTATAGCAAAAAGCCCTCAGATTAATCTGAGGGCTTTTTCAATTGTTTGCAAAAATCCAATACCAATTTTTCAATGTCTTTTTCGGTATATGGAATCACACGTAATGGAATACCATTCTCTGCACAATACTTTAATTTGATCCCATATTCCCGCTCATTCATATTTAGACCATAGAAATAACACATATTGCATAAATACAACTGAGAGGAAAATTATGAAACAAAATTTGTTTGAGTACCACAGTCCAGACAATTTTACAAGTGAAATATTAGAATCCGTTGATACCCTCGGTCAAAAACAAAAACATCTATACTTAAAAGGAATTTGCCTTGAAAGCGAAGTGAGAAATTTTAACAATCGTGTGTATCCCCTGCATGAAATCAAAAGAGCAGTAGAAACTTTGTCTGAACAGATTAAAAAAGGTTCGATATGTGGAGAACTTAATCATCCAGCCGACTTACAAATTAATTTGGAAAGAGCCGCGATTCAAATTTCTGAAATTTACATGAATGGCACCCAAGGTCACGCAAAATTAAAAGTGCTTTCAACTCCAATGGGGCAAATTGTCAAATCCTTAATTGGAGATGGAATAAAGCTAGGAGTATCAAGTCGAGGAAGTGGCGAGGTCGATCCTTATTCTGGAAAGGTATCAAATTTCGAGATTCTTACGATTGATGTGGTATCCACGCCTTCAGCACCAAATGCGCACCCAGCGCCAGTGTATGAAAGTTTGTTGAACGCTAATAATGGTTATAAAGCATTGCAGGTTGCAACTGAAGCCCAGCGTGATCCACAGTTACAGAAATATTTGAAAGAATCCTTAACTGGTTTCATTAAAGATTTAAAGAAGTAAGGAGAGTTATGTATCTAAGTGAAGAGTTATCCAAGTATCGTACAATTTTGAGTGAGAATGATTTAGGACTTATTGATCCTCCGGGAGAAGTTTCTACTTCATCAACTGAGAACGACGAAGCATCAATTTATAATGATTCTGCTGCTCCAAAAGAATCTTCTTTTGATTATGGTGATTATGATGGTGGTACCAATAATCAAGGTGCCTCAATTTATGACAAAACAAGGTCAACGGAAACTAAATCTGTTGAAAAGACCGAAGAAGATACCCCCGAAGAGAAAGAAAATACTCCAGAAGAGAAAACACCAGTAAGTGTTAGCGAACAGATGGCTATGTATCGCAAATATATTGAAACAGAATTAACAGAGTCTTGGGATACCAAGATGGATACCAAGGAAAAAGATAAGGGTATGTTCAAGGGTAAGACTCTCGCTGAATTGAAGGCCGAACTCAAGAAATGTAAGGAAACTCCAAAGAAAACTGAAGCTCTCAAGAAGAAAGAGCATCAGCTTGAATTTGCCATTCGTGCGAAACAGAAAAACAAATGGGGAAAAATTAAAGAATCAATTGAAAAGCATAAGCATACTTGCCCAGAGTGCGATGACACTCTTACTTGCAATAATCCAAAAGATTGTCCCGGCATTGGCAAGAACGCATTGTGTGGATCTTGTTCTAAACCAACCAAGAAAACTCCAATTAAAGAATCTCGTAAACCCGGACCATGGGGCCAAAAATGATTTCAAGTATAGAAAGAGGTATTAAATCAGCGATCAAAGAAGTTAATGCCGAAAAATATCTGTACTATACTCAATTAACCGAATTTGATACTTTTGCAACTGATTTTGCCACTTTCAAAAAATCTTGGAAATACTCTGGATGGTATGAAAAGAACGTAAACGAAATTACAAAAATTCAAGAAGACATGAGGAAGAAATGAAAGAATCTTTGCAAGAATTAATTCAGTACATTGAAAAAATTTTAGAGAACGATCTTGACTTTTCAACCAAATGTTTACTTAAATTCATCACTAAAAGATTGGCAGAAATAATTTCTGCCACTTTTGAAGCTTAACTAACCACATTATTATTACTTTAATAAATAATACTGAAGGAGATATCAAATGATTGAAACTCTAAAGCCATTGATGGAAAGCGGATTGCTAAATGAAGCAACACTTACTGCTGTCAATGAAGCGTGGGAGAATAAAGTCAAGGATCTTCAGACAACTATTCGTACTGAAATCCGAGAAGAATTTTCAACTCGCTATAGTCATGACAAGGCTTCAATGATCAAGGCTCTCGATAAGATGGTGTCTGAGACATTGACTGCTGAAGTTACAAAAATTAAAGAAGGACAGATTCAGGTTTCCAAACTGAAAGTTAAAGCTGTAAAAGAAATGAAAGACGCTGCAAAGAAATTCAATACTTTTCTGACTCATGCTCTTGCTGAGGAACTTGCTCAGTTTGCCCATGAGCGTAAGTTGCAAGAGTCTCATAAAGCAAAGCTTGAGCGGTTTGTTATGTCAAGTCTTGCAGAAGAGATTAGTGAATTTTCACAGGATAAGCAAGCACTTACTGAAACACGAGTAAAGCTTGTCACTGAAGCAAAGACACAGTTGGAGACTTTGAAGAAGAAGTTTGTTGCTCGTTCTAGCCAAGCTGTTTCGGCTATTGTTGCAGAAACATTGAACCATGAAATCACACAGTTACATGAAGATATTAAGGTTGCAAAACAGAACACCTTTGGTCGTAAAATTTATGAAGCATTTGCATCTGAATTTGGTGCAAGCTATTTGAATGAGAATGCCGAGGCTAAGAAGTTTCAGACCAAGATTGCCGCTCTTACTACTGAACTCAAGGAAGCAAAAGTTGAAGTTAATAATAAGAAAAAACTTGTTGAATCTAAGATGAAAGAAGTTAAGACTCTTCAGGAACGCGCAAATCGTGAAAAGATTGTTGGTGAGCTATTGGCACCACTGGATAAGAGTAAGAAAGCTGTTATGGGCCAATTGCTTGAATCAATTCAAACTGTACAACTTCGTTCTGCATACGATAAATATCTACCATCCGTTCTGAATAACAGAAATATCTCTGCAAAGAGTAAGTCTGTTCTGTCTGAATCTACTGGTAGTAAGACTGGTGTAATGAATGATGAAGATAACACCCTCAATGAGATTTTGAATCTAGCAGGGCTTAAAAAGTAATTATAAAGGAGAAAAAGAGAATGAATCCTCTATTTGAAGCAAATCGTTGGGGCGGCGCAAAGGAAGCCCTCATGGAAGGACTAACTGGTAACCGTAAAACCGTTATGAGTGTAATCCTTGAAAATACTCGCAAGGCTCTAATCAACGAGTCTGCTACA